AGCGAACCCACTGCCAAAGCTATTGGCGCTCACCCCACTCAAGAAGGACCCGCCGCTACCGAGCACGTTAGTAAATATGTTGGATATCGGCGACACCGTGGGCACGCCCTTCAGCGAAGCCACCACGTCACCGGACTGGTTGTTCACCCCCGAGATGACAGACTTCTGGGTCTGAAGTGCGGCCTGCACGCCGCCCTCGTCCGCCGCTGCAATGGGTGAGCCAATGCTCTCGGACGCTTGCACTTGTCCAAGCAGGTTGGCCTTCGACTGTGCCACACCGGAGCGCAGGGCGTTCGTCTGGTTCTGCGCGTTGACGGTCTCGTCGGCGAGCGTGCGGCCTTCAGTCTCTGCCAGGAGCCCTTGCTGGTTGGCGTTCGCCTGACTGTCGAGGATGCCCTGACGGGCGAGACCGAAGGCCAAGTTCTTCTGCGCTATGGTCTTTTGCTGGTCGACCTGATCCTTCGCCTTGGCCATGTAGGCGCCGGCGAAGTTGTTGAAGTAGTCGTCGTTGAAGCCAGAGAACGCCTTGTTGACCTGGTCGGTCCCCGCAGCCAGCAGGCCCGATCGCCCGGTGTCGTATTCCGTCTGACGCTTGGCCTGCGCGTCAACCAGGTCCTGCTGCTTTTTGGCGAGGTCCTGTTGGTACTGGAACTGCTGAGTGTTCAGCGCGTTCTGCTGCGCCGCGATCTCCTTCTGCGCGTCGATCTGCCGCTGCGACAGCTGCTCGTTCTGCACCTGTTGCTGCTGCTGCATCAAGATTTGCATGTAGTCGGAGAGCGCCATTACTTGGTGACCCCTTCCTGCAAGTTCATGTGGATCGAGGACAGGGTCGCCGGGCCTGGCGCCTGGTGCTCCATGTGAACGCCAACATGCGTGCCGTAACCAGCAAAGGGAATGCTCTGCGCGCCCAAGGTGGTCCCCGAAATGTTGGCGACCAACTCGAAGAGATCGGTGTTGTTCGGGATCGCCCCGAGCGAGACCGACCAGTTGCCGGCGCAAACGACATCGACCGACTTGACCCGCTTGTTGGTGGTTGGCTCTTCCGCCGAGTGATGCGGCGTCCGCACGGTAACCTTGGAGCTGTCATAGGTGTTGAGATCGGCGCCGCCGTAGGCCCAGACATTGTTGCTGGCGTCCATCGCGAACACACGGTTCTGCACAACGGCAAAATGTTTGACTACGAAGCCCGGCTTGAACGTCGACCAGGCGGTGATTTCGCCGGCGGGGAAGAAAGAGAGGACATAGATCGTGTCCGTCAGGAAGACCCAGTAACGCCCCTGAAGCGGCTGCACGACCGCCTGAGCGTAGAACACGCTGGCGCCAGCATTACGCATCGCGGGGACGATAATCGGGTCGATCGCCGAGCCCACGTCACTCACCGATGCCGCCAGGCTGATCGTCAGCGCCTTGAGTGAACGCACGCCGCTGTCGGACAGGAACACGATATCGCCGGTACCGAACTGCGCGATGGCGTAAGGCGATGGCGTGCCGATGCGGAGCACCTGATCCAGCTTGTCGTTCGATGGATCAGGATCAAGCGACCAGATTTGCGTCGTCAGCCGGGCGAACACCGCCATCTTGTCGTAGAAGATTTCCATCCCGTTGACGCTTTCGCCATCGGGATCGTTGATCGCCATGTTGATGAACCCAGCACCGGGATGCGCGACCGAGGCAGGATCGGTGGTCGCTGGGTCACCGACCCCCGAGAAGTATAGGTTGCCGCCGTAGGTGCGGTACTCCTTGCTCTTGTAAGTGCGTGAATAGGTGCCGCCGGCAGGAGCGTCGGGAGTGCCGCTCTGGATGACCAGTACACCATCATACCAGACGTACCACCGCCCTGGGGGCGTCGACGTAAAGCCAACGACTTGGAACTTGTCATTATAGGCTTCCACGTCCATCAGCGTGATCGTGCCACCATCACCAGGGTCCACCAGTGCGTGGCCCACGATAGGGACGGCGAGCGTGCCAGGGGGAATGGCGGGAGCGCTGCCCACAGCGAACGCGTGAAGCGTATCAGCGTGGCCGTAGATGATCCCATAGGGCGCCGGCAGCGTGGTGCTGTTGACGAAGGCCAGACGCTTCTCGATCTCGCCGCCCTGGTTGATGACGGCGTTCTCCAGGATGCGCAGCGTGCCGGTGGGCGCCGCCAGCGGGGACCGGCGGGTGTCCAGCCCTTTACGGAAGTCCGTGATCGAGAAGACCTTACCCGCCATCGCTGGTCCGCCCGATGAGCACCGCCAGCACCGTGCTGACGGCAGTGATCAGGAGACAAACGGTGACGTACCAGATCATCGGCTCGGTCCCGAGCCATAGCCCGGCGGGATGTAGTCGAGACCAAGCACAGGCTGCGAACTCGGTCGCGACTGCGCGTCGCCACCGCCGCCGCCAATGACGATCGGTCGGACGTGCTTGTGGGTGAACTGCCGCACGCGATAGCGCCGCATCGCCTCGTTGGCCTTCTGGAGCTTGATCGCGGCGTCCTTGGCATCGTCACGCTGAAGGATTTCCACCGCCGAGAAGAGCACGATCAAACGGTCCGGCAGCGTGCTTTCGTCGCTGTCATTGATCATCTTCTTGACGGTCTTGGTCCCCCGCAGGCGGACGATCGCGTTCGCCGCCTGCGCGTTGCCGTCAGGGATGGGCCACAGCTCGAACGTATTGTCGTCCGGGTGGTGCATCCACTTCTGCGTCGGCCACGACTTGAACCCCTGATCGCTGTTCCAGACCGTCATGTCGTAGGGACCGATGCCGTAGCCGAGTTCGTTGTAGACGGTGTTGATCAGCACCCAAATGTTGGTGATGTCGTCGAACGCCAGGTCGGTGGGGTAGGAGTAATAACGCTGGCCATCAGCGACACGGATATCACGATCAATAATAAGCTGCGGCCAGTCATAATCAACATACAGGTTGTCCTGCACGCGGTTCAGGTAATACAGCAGCGTATCGCGGTCATTGATGCCGTGCGCGACGTTAGTCGAGTGTCCAACCTCACTGCGCAAGTCAGTCAACATATCGCGGAGCTGCTTACCCACGACACTGTATCCTTTCGAGAGTGTGGCGCAGTGTGTTGGCGGCCTGTCGCGCTGCTTCCGGCATCAGCCAGCCAGGCATCTGCCGGTTCTGCCGGGGCTGGAACGGCACTTGATGCGCGCGCTTCCAGTACACCACCCAGTTTGACTTGCGCCCCGCGCGGCGTGCAGCTTCACACACCGGCACGCCCAGCACGGCCATCTTGTGCAGGTCACGCAGCGTTTTGATCGTGACCTTATCCACGAGCGGCCTTCCGCTTATAGCGATCGGCACTGGTGTCCACGTCGACGATCACCTTGTTCTCGTGCTGGCTGGTCTGCCCGGGATAGGCCGAGCGCCCACTCAGCATCGGCGACGGCGCGGCGCCGAGACCCATATCGGCGAGTTCCTTGTCGTCGATCACCTGGGGCTCGTCGTCGTCCTGCGCGTGCGCGGCGATCTCATCCGGGGTCGGGTCGCTCTCCACCGGCAGCGGTGGCGCAACACGTCGGCGCGCAGGCACGGGCTTCATGATGGTGTCGAGCGGCCTGAGCTTGGGATCAGGGTTCGCGGGGCCGGTCGGCTCGGCGATGTAGATCGGCTTGGTGCAGAGCGGCACCGTGCTGTCCATCTTAGGGACAGACGGCCGGGCGCCGGGGAACACAGCCTTGACCGGCTCGTCACCGTAGATCGTGAGCAGACGCGTCCAGGCTTCTTCGACCGCCATCTCACAGGTGCCGACGACATGCACGTCAGTGATAGCGTCCTCGCCGTGCATGTATTGCAGGACGATCAGCTCGGGAAAGAGGATCGGATCGTGGCGTCCTCGCACGACAACCTGCTCGCGGTCCCCCGCCAACGCCACCGAGCAACGCAAGAGTTGGTATTCAGCCATGACACTCCCTTCGCGAAAGCGTTCGGGGGACGGCCGGTTGCCGACAGTCGCCGTCCCCCGTGCGCAAGGTCTCAGCTCAAGCGATAGCCACCACGAGGGAGCTATTGAGCTGCTGCGCAACCATCTGACCCGTGTGGGTCATCGACTTGTACATGACGAACTGGTTGTACGGCCGCGCCGGGGTGAAGCGGTGATCCCACTCCCCGTCCTGCTTCATCAAGTAGATGTGGCGCGGGTCCCACCAGTAGGCGAACTTGTTCCGCCCGAGATCGTCCAAGGTCGGGTCGTACTCGATAGTCGTGTTCATGAACTTGAGCGACCCCATCGAGCCGTCCTGCGTTCCGGTGAACCCGGTCATCGTGTAGTTGCCGTTGGCGCGGAACTCGGTTTCCATCGCCGAGATGAAGTCCGATCCAGCGAGACACTTCGTCGGCCGACCGCCGAAGCGGATCAGCTGGCGATACTCTTGCTGAAGGAACTGGATCAGCGCGCCGCCGTTGGCGACGTTGGAAGTCACGGCACCACGTCCACCGGCCGTGCCATAAGCGGGCGTTGCACTGCGGTTGCGCCACCAGGTGTTGGCCACACGATCGAGGCCACCGGTCGTGCCCGTGTTGGGCACGTCGATGATGATCGAGCGGATGCCGGCGAGCGCTTTAGCATCGGACGTGCCGTCGCCCCACAGCAAGCCGTTCATCGAACGGGCGTACTGCTCGCCAAAGTCCTCCAGCTTGTCCTGGAGCAGGTTGACCAGGACGGTGACATCGCGATCTGAGTGGTTCGACAGCGAGCTGCCGTCACCCGC